TTTAAACTCAGTGTACTTCTTCGGAAAGAAGGTACTCCACCTAGTAACTCTAGGTCTTGACGCTGGAACTGGATTAATCTCAAATACTACTTTCATTATTCTCCCCCGTGAAGTTATTAATATACGCTACTTTTCATCAAAGTAATCATAAATTTCAGGAACCTTAGGGTAGTTCTGTATTTCAGCTAAGAACCTAGGTCCAGTTGAGTATGCAAATACCTTAACATCTGGGAAACAATGCTGCTTATACATACAGTAACTACATTCCATAGCTAACTTACGATTCCCAGACTTACCATCAGGTACAGTATCGTGACATTGCTCAGGTATTTGGTCATCTTCTACCATACACTTCAGGTATTCAATACGTTCAGTGATAGGTTCATCGTATTTGAAGTTCTCAAAGTGAGTACATAGATGTCCAGCTGCCTTATCAATCACTAACCAACCACCTTCAGTATGTCCTAAGGACTCAGCATATCCCCGTAATTGGTCGATATAACCAAAGGGGTCATCATTCCTAAGAGTACCATCTTTAAACTTCTTAAATCCAAATGTAGAAGCTGTCTTAACATCCATCAATACACCATCAATTACACAGTCCATTGAACCTTTAACACCATTAACCTCAGCTGCCTCTTGCTGGTGAGTAACCTCGTGTCCAGCTAACTTAGCTAACGTCAGTACAAGTTCTTCAGTTGCGTGACCATATAAGAACTTCATCAATGTAGCTGGTGTCATTAACTCGTGACTGTATTGCCTATGTCTAAACCATAGGTATCTATCTTGTTTACCTATGCTACTCATACGTAACTTACCTTCATCATCATGTGTTGTAAGTACTTGATTCTTAAGCAAATTCTTCATACTTTCACCAAAGTCATCAATCACTTTATCTACATCAACACCCTCTGCTGCTTCGTTTCTTACTAACACCTCATAGATGTCATCTACTAAGTCAGTTATATTCTTCATACTTTCTCCTTTGGCGGTAACCATCTGTTATTAATTACTCTTGGTTTGTTTAACTCCTCATACAAGTCTTGAATACTTTCAATCATATAATGAATCTTAGGTAGTTGGAACCTACTGTTCCCGTATTGGTTCCAGTATTTACCCCATCTACCTGTTGTCCAGAAGTATTGATAAGACTCACCTTTGAAATCAAAGTTAATACAGTAAGCCTTTTCTTTTACATCATACTTTATCTCTTTAGAATCTAAGAACTCTAGTGTTTCTTCTAAGCTTTGATTTGTACTACGTCTAAGCTTTACTTGACCTTTTGAGTTCCGCCCTGCGTATTTAATCTTACCTGCTTTACTCGGCATCTATCCTCCTAGTGGGTATCAGCCCACGTGTCTCCTACTTTATACTCAGCATCTAAGGGACATTTCATCTCATAATATGTACCTGCCTCTATGATACTACCTACTGCCAAACTACCAAAGAACTCAGCTTGGTCTTCTCTTACTTCTGTTTGAATCTCATCGTGGATATTACCTACAAACTTATAATCTATCTTGTATTGTTTAGCATAACCTTCTAATAAGACTAAAGCTCTCTTCATCACAATAGCTCCAGCTGACTGAAGTAACATATTCAGTGCTGCGTGAGAGCTACGTATGTGAATCATCCTGCCATCTAAGGCTTCGATTGTGCCTTTCTCAGACAACTTTGTAACTCTTGTTCGTAAATCTTTAAGTGCTGGCGTATTAGCGAGGAAGTCTTTCTTAAGTCGTTTACCATCGCTACTTGTTCCTCCGACAACTTCTCCAACTTTCCCGTCTCCAGCTCCGTACAGGAAAGCATATATGAAAGTCTTTGCCTGATTTCTTGATTCAAGTCCTGCAGCCATTTGATTTGCTGTGTGTATATCTCCATCTACTACCTCCTTAGTGTATTCCTTATCATCCATATAGTGAGCTAACATCCTGAGTTCCAGACCTGAAGCATCACAACCTACTAACTTATAACCTTCTCTTACTTTAAATAGTTCTCTTGATTCCTTACCATACTCACTACCTATCGAAGGCACTTGAGCTACGTTAGGGTTACTGTGTGTCATTCTACTGGTGATAGTACCAATAGGATTAATGTAACCGTGTACCTTATCCAGTACTCCAGCTGATTCAATCCAAGATGAAACAAGACCCAGACGTTTCTGTAACATCAAGTACCTAGCTATTAACTTACCCTCAGGGAAGTCAACATCCTTCAGTATTGTTTCTGATACCTGAGGCTTACCTGTCTCAGTTAACTCAGTAGGCTCCCAGCCATAGTGAACTAGGTGTCTAGCTATCTGGGTTCTACTACCTAAGTTAAACTCAGGGTATGTATCGTAGCCCCAGCCTAGCTCAGGGTCTATGTATGCTTTATTATCTAAGTGTCTTTGTAATGAAGCAGCTACAGAACCATCTTTCTTATAAGGGTTCTTAGGGAAGTTAACTGGTTTGAATATAGGTAATGGTACAAACACCTTACGTACCTCATCTTCAGCCTTAAACATCTCAGACTTAAGCTCAGCTTGTAATGTTATAGCTGCTGGTGTATTGAACTCCCAACCATTGATACGTTGTTGGTTAATGATACGAGATACTTCATACTCCATTGTTAAAGCATCGGGACTTAGGTTCTGTTTAACTAAGGTGTTATACAATCGATAGGTAACATTAACATCTTGGATACAATACTCAAGCATATCATCTGAGTAGTTATCCCAAGCATCTTCTTGCTTACCATAGTCACCTTTAGCTTCACCCAGTCTCTCACCCCAAGCATCTAAACTATGACCCCCTTTACGTGGTGGGTTATCTAACCTAGACATTACCAAGGTATCATCTATACCACCCCACCACTTGAACTTAAGCAACCTTTCAATAACAGGTAAGTCAAAGTTGATTATGTTATGACCTACTAATACATCTACATTGTTATCCTTTAACCATTGAGGGAACTTATGTACATCTTTAGGTTTAAATGACACAGGCTCATCCCAAGTACCTACTATCTTGGCAGCAATACACCAGATGACTGATGGATTGAGACCATTAGTTTCTATGTCGAATACTGCTTTTACCATTACATCTCCTCAGGCATATTAGCTACCTCTTTTAATCTTGATGTCTCAGCATCATATTGTAGATACCCAGTGATTCCAGTCTCACCTGTGTATCTGTTCTTTAGAATCCTCAGTGTTGTTGTGTTCCTAACTATAGGGTCATCACTTTGTTGGTTACGTTCTAATGCTATAACCATATTAGACAACTGGGCAATACCTTGTGAACCTCTCAAGTGTGATAACGAGATAGCTCCGCCTTCTTCATGAGGTGTACCTGGTTGTCTTGATAAGTGTGACACAACGAACAGACCGATATTAGTTTCAACTACTACCTCACGTAGCTTAGTCATTAAAGCATCGATGTTCCTACGCTCATCACCCTTAGCATCACCAGACATTACTAAGTTAAGGTGGTCTAGTACAATCCATTTAATGTTCTGAGCCTTAGCCATTAACCTGATACGACTTACTATCTTCTCAATAGATAGTTCCTTACCATCATATAAAGTTAAAGACTCACCTTCATCTCTTGAGAACAGTTCATCGAATGCTTCCTCAGCTACCTCAGGTTTAGTTGTCATACGACATTCATCTAAGTGGTAGGGTCTCTTAAGGTGGATACCTACAAGACCATCTAAGGTACGCTCAGTTGTTTCTTCTAAATGAATAACACCTACCTTATCTGGAGTCTGAGTTAATAGATGGTACTCCAGCTCTCTAACTACCGAGGACTTACCCATACCTGTCCCTGATGTAATCGTTACCATCTCCCCTAGTCTGAACCCTTTAGTCATCTGATTAAGACATACCCAAGGGTACGCAACTGATGCTCTCTCTGGTCTTTCTAACCAAGTATCTTTAAGCTGCGTAGCTCCTATAATATCCTGAGGCATCCAGCTCTTAGCATTCCAGAAACACTCAGTAATCTCTTTAACTAAACCAGCTTGAAGCATATCACTGATGTCTTTGTAACCCTCAGGATAAGACATAATCTTAATCTTCTCAGGACTAAACATCTCAATAGCTTTATCAATAGCTTTCTTACCTGCGTCATCTTTATCAAACGCTAGGACAATGTAATCAAATGAGTCAAGGAAGTCATAGCTACCTTGAATAGACTTCTCAACACTGGAGCTGCCATTCTTTAGAGAACACACCGCCCACTTACCATTGAATACCTCAGCTAAAGACAAGGCATCTATCTCACCTTCAGTAATAGTAATGTACTTACCACCTTTATCCCATAGACACTCACCAAATAGACCTGTTCCTTTGAAGCTGCCTTCGGTATGGAACTTCTTCTTAGGTACATCACGTACCTTATAAGCTGTAACCCTACAAGCTTGGTCAGTAAAAGGATAGTAATGTGTCTCACCATCTTCAGATACCCTGACTTGGTATTGTTTACAGATAGCTTCAGAGATTCTACGCTGAGGTATAGAACCCCAGACACCTTTGATAGGTAGCTCAGGGTTATTAGTTATCTTTCTTTCGTATGATGTAGATACTTGTGATGTTACTTCACCTTTATAGTATCCACAATCAGGTGTATAACAATACTGGTATGTATCATACACAGCTAAGTTATCCTC